CTGCATAGCCGCCGCCATTGCGGCAAACCCACCCAAAGGCGGCGCGCTGGCAGAGGCCCTATCCGGTGGGTGGGATATGAACGCACACCTTCTCGCAGCCGCCATAGATCAGCTTGTCACCGCGAACTGGCAACGGTCAGAAGACGGGCAGAAGGGCCGCCGTAAACCTAAACCCATACCACGGCCAGGGATACAGGATGAATCCACCGAAAAGCTCGGTGGCAACAAAACCATGTCTCTAGCAGAAGCCGAAATATGGCTCAAGAAGCGCATGGGTGCAGTACCGGAAAACACGCGATAAAAGAATTGCCCGCCCTAAAGGAAGAAGATAAAGCATGGCAGGAGGAATAGAGCTTGCAAAGGCATATGTCACTGTTTTAGCGTCCACCAAAGGGGCGGGCGCTCAAATTGTCTCTGAGTTTGCAAACGCAGGCGATAGGGCAGGATCAAGCGCGGGCAGCCGCGCAACATCCGCATTCGGGAAAATATTCGGTGGCACCATCCCCGGCCTAGTCGCAAAAGCATTCGCTGGCATCTCCATAGGTGGCACACTAGGAGCCGCCTTCACCAAAGGCTTCAACCGCCTAAAAGCAATCGACATGGCGCAAGCCAAACTACGCGGTTTAGGTAACGACGCGCAATCAGTCGAACTGATCATGCAGAACGCATCCGCTGCCGTGAAAGGAACCGCATTCGGACTCGACGCGGCAGCAACCGCCGCCGCAGGTGCAGTAGCCGCAGGCATCCAACCCGGCGAACGCCTCGAAGCAGTCCTAAAATCAGTCTCCAACTCAGCAGCCGCTTCAGGCTCTAGCATGGAAGAAATGGGAGCCATCTACAACAAAGTGGCATCCCTCGGAAAAGCCCAAAACGACGTGCTGCAACAGGTAGCAGACCGTGGCATCCCAATCTATCAGGCGCTCGCTGATCAATTCGGGGTCACATCCGATGAAGTCTTCAAGATGGCTTCTAAGGGTGAGATTAGCTTTGAGCAGTTCGAAGCGGCAATGACTAAAGCATCCGGTACGGTTGCAGACGAAATGGGCAAAACCTTACCCGGCGCATTCGCTAACGCACAAGCCGCGATGGGCCGGTTCGGCGCTAACGTTCTGCAAGGTATTTACCCGCAGCTTACAAAATTCTTCCTGGCCTTCCAGGATTGGATGAAACCAGTAGAGGCATTCGGCAAAGTCGTTGGCACACAGCTCGGCGGCGCGCTCGAAAGCCTCGTTTCTCTTGCAGGAAACGCCGCCCGCGCTATCGGCCCCGCCGTAAAAGCAGGATTCGATATAGCCGTGCAGGCAGCAACAGCATTCCGTGAAGCCTTCGTGAACGCGATACCCCCGTGGGTAGGAACCGCATTCGCAGTAACAGCAGGGCTTATCAAGGAAGAGTTAACAAGGCTCGGCGGCGCATTCTCAGGGCATGGCACAAGCATTATCGACGCTGCCCGCAAAATCGGCGAAGTACTCGGATCAAACCTGCCCGTCGTACTGCACTCATTCGCAGGCATCGGCCTAAACCTGATTCGAGTCATCGGCGCATTAGCAACAGCATTCCTTCCCCTCGTAGACTCCATTCTCAACCTTAGCGGCTCCGTAGGCGGCTCCGGTCTAGAAGCCGTATTCAGTGCACTAATCACCATCCTTGAAGGCGTATCAACCGCCCTGTTCCAGCTCTCACAGCTCATGAACGCACATCAAGGAGCGGTAACAGCACTGATCGCAACCGTAGGCGGCATAGCCATAGCCTACAAGAGCGTTGCAACAGGAATCAGCATCGGAAAAACCGCCCTCGACGGATGGAAAACAGCAACAGACGCGGTAACAGGGACCGTAGGCGCGGTAAAGAACCTCGCTGAAGGATGGAAGCTCATGGCAGGCGGTGCAGGCACCGCAGCAGAAATCGCAGAGCTAGGCAAATCAGCACAAGCAGGCTCCATCGCCTTCCAAGCCTACGATCTCGCCGCCCGCGCCGCAGCAGCAGGCGTAACCATCTTCAAAGCCGCAACATCCGCAACAGGCACCGCAATAGGCACACTCACCGCAGCAATCAGAGCGAACCCCTTCACCTTCATCTTAGCCGGGATCGCCGCAGCAGCCGCAGCCCTAGCCGCCTTCTTCACCCAAACAGAAGCAGGCCGCCAAATATGGGCAAACCTCATGGCAGCAATACAACCAGTACTGCAAGCCATAGGAACCGCGCTCGCTGCATTCGGAAACGATCTGATAACAACTCTGCAACCAGCTATTGCACAAATCGGCCCCGCGATTGGATCGCTAGGGTCTGCATTCTCAAGCCTGTTGCAGGCTCTCGCTCCCGTGGTGCCTGCCATCATGGAACCCCTCTCACGGCTAGGCGAAGCCGTAGGCACATTACTTGTGAACTCGTTCAACGCGGTACTACCTGTGATACAGCGGGTGTTCGAGGTGCTGCAAGCGACCTTCGCTAACCTCGGGCCGGTATTCACGCAGTTCTTCGAAACCATGTCTACGCAGTTCATGGCGCTACTGCCTATGGTGCAGCAGCTCATACCCATGTTCATTGAATTTGGTGCGAACATCGTAACAGCCTTCGCGCCTGTTGTTGAACAGATTATAGGGCAGCTGTTGCCCGCTTTCGTAGAACTAGGCGGCGCGGTTATGGCACTAATCCCGCAGCTTGTCGAGGCATTCGTACAAATCGGTACCGCAGTAGCACCAATTCTTCCTATGATTGGGCAGCTTGCAGGCGTGCTTTTAGATTTGGCTTCGAATGTCCTTACGGCTCTCATGCCGCTATTCACGCAGCTTGTGGGAGTTATTGCGGGTATCGCGGTAGCGATTGTTCCTCTTGTTGCTCTTGTGATTTCGACGTTCATTCCGATGTTCCTGTCGATTATCGAAGCGATTCTGCCCCTCGTGCAGACTGTGCTAGGGATTCTCATTCCCGCTATCCAGGCGATCTTGAATATTGTCACGGTTGTCTTCCAGGCAATTGTGCCTATCATCCAGGGCGCGCTAACTATCGTCCAGGGCATCATTCAGGTTATTACCGGTGTGATCAAGGGCGACTGGCAGATGGTCTGGGAGGGTATCAAGAATATTCTCAAGGGCGTTTGGGATGTAATCAGAGGTGTTGTAGAAGGCGCAATCAACATTGTCAAGGCGATTATCGAGAACGTTCTCAACCTGATCAAAGCGATCTGGGAGGCTGTCTGGAACGGCATTAAGAGCATCTTTGAGGGAATCTGGAACGGCATTAAAACCGGTGTAGAAAATGGTGTAAATGCGGTCAAAGACTTCTTCACAAGTTTAGGTACGGATATTATCAACATCCTTACTGAGCTGCCCGGTAAGGTGCTTCAGATTGGCCAGGACATCATCAATGGTCTTGTGAACGGCATCAAGGGAGCAGCAGGCGCGGTAATGGATGCTGTGAAGAACATCGCCTCTGGCCTACCTGATTGGGTCAAAGGCCCGCTAGGCATTCACTCTCCGTCTCGTGTCATGCGCGATCAGGTAGGTAAGTGGATTCCCGCCGGTCTGGCAGAAGGTATTAGCAAGAACGCGAACATGGTTGTTGATTCAGTCCATGATCTGACCGGTGCGATTGTTGATGCTGCACAAGACGGCATTAGCGAGCTGGCAGACGTATTCGTCCTTGACGAAATCGACGGGCGTGTAAACCTATCCGGTGCACACGGCAACATCAAACCGCTTTCGCCGTCGAGTAGCTTCTCTGCACGCCCCGGCGTTGGATACGGCCAGAAATCAGGAATCACCGTAAACGTCAAGGGTCATGAAGACATGGACCCTGACCGTTTCGGAAAACGATTCGGCGAAGCATTCGCACATCAAATGGAAGGCATCTTAGTGTAATGCGTTATGAAGTCACTCTAGAAGGCGCTCATGGGAACCTCATTATGAGCACCTATGAAGCGCCCTCAGAGGACGGCGAATTTTGGGCCACAGACATAGATGGATGGTACGGCGGCGTAGGGGTAGAAAACTCCGATGCTCAACGCAAAATTGGGCATGGCTTCCTGTCTTCCCCTGCCCGCCGTTCTGCTCGAACAATCACTCTCAAAGGCGTACTGAACATGCCCGGTATGGAAGCCCGCGAGATAGCCGCCCGCTTCATCTCAGGTCTAGTCTGGGATGGCGGGCTAGGCTCTCTCACCGTGGCAACAGAAAACGGCTTAGTTCTAACCGCCCGTGTTCGCCTCGACGGCGCGCCGAAAACAACCTTGCTCGGTGATTCCGCCGTCGAGTTTGAGGTTCCGCTAGTCGCCCCTGATCCGTTCCTCAAATCCCCGCCTCGCGTCTATCAGCTATTCCCAGCAGCTACAGGCACCGGGCTAAAGTTTCCGCTCTTCGTGCCCGCCCCTTCAGGTGTTTTATCTTTCGGCGAAAAACCACCGCAGGCAGGCACCATACAACATAAGGGAAACGCAGACGCAAACCCCATATATGTTGTGCAAGGCGATTGGGCCAGCGGCTTCAGAATAACCGCAGGCGACCGCATCATCGAATACCCCTACGCTATAGAAGCCGCAAACCCCGCAACCATAGATTGCGGTAAAGGAACAATCATCATCGGCGGTTCAGACCAAACAGCAGAACTC